AACGTGTGAGGGACACAATTCTAAATGGTGATTCATCTAATATGTTATTGTTGTTCGCTGATACCAAGACGGAAGATGAGGATTTGTATAGGTTCATTAAAGAGGCTGCTGATGACATAGGTTGTTCGTATCTGTGCTTAGCAGACGGTAGGGATATATGGCAGATATTCAATGACGTTAAGTTCTTGGGTAATTCTATGATAGACCCTTGTTCTCGTATATTGAAGAGACAGTTGATTAAGTCTTGGTTATATCGGAATATGCACCCGGACACTACTGAGATATACATTGGTATGGACTACTCGGAAGGACAGCGGTTTGAGAGGGCTAAGAACTTCTGGGGTAAATGGCGGATACACGCACCACTACTTGACAAGCCTTATATGGATAAGAACGCTATGTTTGCTGAGATGGAACAGGCGGGTATAGATGTACCTCGTCTGTACGAGATGGGGTTTCCTCATAACAACTGTGGTGGCTTCTGTGTTAAAGCGGGTAAGTCGCAGTTTAAGTTATTATGGGAGAAGATGCCCGACAGGTATGCTTACCACGAGAGGAAAGAACAGGAGATACGTAAGGTATTAGGAGAGGTAACCGTAGTTAAGGAAAGCCGTAAAGGTGTTAGCACGCCGATAACTCTACGGGACTTGAGACTACGGTGGGAGAAGGATATGGATAAAGACGAGGATTTGTTTGAGTGGGGCGGTTGTGCCTGTTTCACACCCTAATATGACTGGAGATAACTAATGACTGAACAAGATAAAGATGAACACAGACCTGTATTACCACATCCAGACAGTATGTTCCCGGAGTTAGCAGAACCACTGTTAGAGTCTTTAACAATACGAGACTACTTTGCAGGACAGGCTATATCAGGGAATATTACCAAATATGGTAATACTTATAAAGAGTTTGCACAGGACTGTTATAAGATAGCAGACGCTATGTTAAAGGAGAGGGATAAGAATGACCTTTGAAATGATGCTCGACTGTATGGTGTTGATACTCTTTTGGAGGGTGATACGATAATGACTGATATGCAGACAGCGTATATAAAGCTACACGAAGAGCATCGTAAGAAGAAGAAAGTATTATCACCATCTGATGCGTTCAAAGCAGGTGCAGAGTGGCAGAGGGAAGATGTTATACACAAGATTTATGAGAATACCGTATACATTAAAAAGGTGGCTAAGAAGAAAGATATTTTTAAGGGCTATATTAATGAACCCCTTATGTCAGAAGAAGAACAGCAGATATTAGACAATGACTAACTACCTACTACTATCCCTAATAGTGCTTACGTGGGTAGTATGGACTGTGTGGTACATGAGTGACTGATATATTTGATTGGGTGTTTAACGCTATCCACTATCATACGGATAACTATTTCGGTACTGCTATAGGATTGGCATTACTATTCGCTATGATAACGGTGTGTATAGCTGTTAGCTTATGCGAAAGGAGATAATATGACTGATAACAGTAAGAAGAGATTACCTATGAAGGCTGATGAGTATGACGCACTAACATCGTGGAGAAGAATATACTGTTATCTGTCTAGGTCTAAAGTAGCCAAGAAGATTAAGAACGGATATAACCGTAGAATGAGGAAGAAGCTAAAGGAGGATATAAGAGATGAGCGAGACAGATATTAATAAGTGGTTACACGAAGTAGGGATATACAACGGTAGTGCTGATACACACGACTGTATTAAGATAATAAAGATACAGGCAGAGGCGTTGGATAAGATTGATTATGACTATAATCATAATGTACACAACACGATTGATATTGATGAATTAGAAGAAGCTATAGCCAAAGTAGAAGGGATAATCAACAATGATGATAACAGCTAAAGAGTGTAAACAATGTAAACAGACTAAGGACACAGAACAGTTTTATAAAACCAAGTATAACAAAGACGGATTGGTTTCTTACTGTAAACCCTGTTGGTCTGATAGAAAGAAAGTTTACACAGCAAAGAATAAAGAAGCCGTAAGTAAAAGTAAAGCCGAATATCTTAAAGGGGTTAAGAGTGACCCTGTTAAGTATGAAGAATATAAGAAGTATTACAGGGATAGGAAACGGAATAGGTACAAAGACAGAACAGAGTATGAAATTAAAAAGGATTATGCAGTTAATCAACTGAACCAAGCTGTTATCAGAGGCAAGATTGTTAGACCCGATTGTTGTATGTACTGTGATACTAAGTGTAAACCACAGGGACATCATATAGATTATGATGAACCATTGAATGTTATATGGCTGTGTCGGGGTTGTCATAACGATTTTCACAGGATTAAGAAGGACTACGAGACAGTAGATAGATTGAATAAGAAGTTAGACGCAGGGGGTTATTGATGGGTGATACAATTTTGTTTATATCCGATACAGGAGATTTAGTTGTAACCTATCTGCCTATATGGTGGGACAGCATTACAACCAATATAATAAATCCAATATGTGACTCCGATTGTATGAACGGACTAAGCATTATAAATCCAGTCTGCGATAGCGATTGTTTTAATGGTGTCAAGATTATTGATTTATTGAAGTAGACATATCATTACTTATCGGAAATAAGTTTGTATAAAGTATAACGAGAAATAGTTTACACAAAGCGAAAGGAGACAGCGATAATGGGTGAGTGTAGTATATGTCAGCAGAAAGTTAATCCGTATAAGAAACACGAATGTATTGTATATGGATTGTCGGATATACAGAGGGTAGAGATAGCAAGTGAGTTATTAGAAGCCAAAGACACAGAACTAACAGAAGCCAAGAGGATTATTGGGGAGTTGGATAATATAGCACGTGATACAACTTATGACGAAATTAGCTGTTTGAAGAAGATGTTAAATGTCATATTTAGCAAAGAAGCCAAAGCGTTCTTGGAAGGGAAAGATAATGGCTAATGACAACCTACAGTTTAGAGGCTTTTGGGCAAAACTAACCCAAGTTGCAAGGGGTAGAATGAAGAAAAGAGACATAGCAAGATGGGGTTGGAACGCCTGTGCTAAAGCCAAAGACACAGAGATTGCTGAGTTGAAAGAGAGGTATGACAGGACTAAGCAAACGCTTGTTAGTATGGATAAAGCATTTACAGGTACAAAAAAAGAAGTGTGGCTTGAACTTCAAAAGGCATTGGGTTGTTATGATGGTATGAATAAGGCAGAACAATCACGCACAGTAGAATGTTTGGAACTGTCAGAAGAACTAACAGAAGCCAAGAGGATTATTGGGGAGTTGGTCGAGGATATATACGGAGAGTGTGATTCATTGAAAGAAGCCAAAGTATTTCTAGGCGAGAAAACACCAGACGAGTTACAGGTGGAAGTTATACAGAAAAGGTTAAAGGAGGATAGAGGTGAGTGATAGCAGTAACGAGTATATAGTACGGCTTAACGCCATAAACGATAAGCTGAATAAAGATGTCGCAGACCTGAAGAAAGATAACGCAGAGTTGAGACTTGTATTCGGCAGATGTCTTGATGAGTTTGCTAATCATAACAACGAGAATAAAAAGGAGAACGCAGGACTGAAGAAAAAGTTAAACAGTCTGGAACTTATGTTAGGGGTAGTAGACCCAGAAAGGTTGGCGAGATATGAGAAAGAAAAAGAAATCAAGGATATATCCAGAGGCACTAATAACGAGGGTTAAAGATGGAGATACATTTGTATGTGACATTGACGTTGGGTTTTATATTACTCTGCATGGGATTGTTATTCGCCTATACGGAATTGATACGCCTGAGAAGACTGGAGCAACGAAGGAAGAGGGTCTCAGAGTTAAGGAGTATGTTAAAACGCTGATTGAGGGAAAGACCGTACATCTGGAAGTTATCAAGAAAGGTAAGTACGCAGGAAGATGGATAGGCAACATAATGCTTAGAGACGATGATGATGTATTATGTATTAACTTAGCGAAGCACCTGATAGAACAGGGTATGGGCAAAGCGTACTTTGGGGGTAAGCGTGGGTGACGATATTACAGAGGACTTAAAGCGGATAAAGGAGATGTGCGAAGAGATAGGGTTTATATCAGCAGCGGAAGAGATACAGAAGGTTATTGACAAAATATAAGTTGACCTAGCAGTAAGCACACCATATAATTCCATCATTCTTATATAGGGGAGGTGTTGTCCTCTGAGACTGACCGATGAAGAACTTGCGTTCTTGATGTGTGTGGTTGGTATATCCGGGATAATCATATCTTTGATATTATTGTAGTGTGATAATATATCATACACTGTATGATAAATTATTTGACATAGGATAATTAATTTGTTATAAGGTTTGTATGGGAAATGAGAGTGGGGATAAATCAGACGATGTATTGTCTGAGAATCATACACATAACAAGGAACTGATGACGGGTGAGAAAGTACCCGCCAAACGTGGCAGAGGTAGACCCCGCAACGGGGAGAAGCCGAAGTTTACTTATAGCACTCGTCAGAATGTTCATGGTAAGAATACGAAGAAGACTATAGACGCGGAAGAACTAGACCAAGCACGTATCTGGGCTATGCTCCAGACTCCTTACGGCTTTAAGACGCTACAGGGTATGATTCGTAATGACCCTAAGTTGAAAGACATTACCAAGTTCGCACTCCTTAACATATCCCAATTAGGAATAGACCCGGACGCGTCAGTCGCGTTATCCGCTAACAAACTACTATTACAGTATATGGACGAGCTTAACGTTAAAGGTAACGAACAGTCGTTTACCCTAAGCACTAAGATTATTAGGTCTGAAGACGATAAGAAAAACATTAAGAAAGAAATAAAGGATGTAGTTAAAGAGGAAGCCGAGAAAATAAACGCTAGGTTCATAAGCGATAATTAGGAGATATTATGGCGGATAGAAGCGAGTTCAAGAAACAAATAACAACAATGCAGAAACAACAACGCAGGGCGAACCTTGCAGATTTTGGTGCAACTTTGGGCGGCGCACCTGCTCGTGTTGTAATTAGAAAGACAGCACAGGCAAAGATTAAGAAAGCCAGACTAGAAGCAGAGCGTCTAATATCTACAGCTAAGTCCAGAAAGACTAAGGACAATGAAAGAGAATCTAACCGGGCTACTAACAAGCCCACCAGAAAAACTCAGGGAGGTAGTACACGATAATGAGCATGAGAGAAAGTATTAAGGCAAGATTGGCAAGACTCAAAAAAAAAGTAGAGTCAAAAAAGAAACCAAAGAAAGAGGACAAGTAGATGAAAAAACTATTATTGGTCGCATTATTAATTGGGCTATTGACGCCCAGTGCAGAAGCGATAACGCTAGATAAAACAAATCAAAGTACAACCGCAGGAGGACGATACGGTGCTACCATCAGACATAATACAAACGACACAACTCTCGCACTTCTCAACATCAGCGCAGCAACTACTGTTACTCTTGAGAACCATTACAGAAGCCTTGTGGCATGGTCTGATTCAGACTTCGTTTTTCGTGTTAATGACGGTGTTGATACTTTTGTTAGTGTTAAAAGCGCTAATGGCTATTACGTCAGACTTCGTGAGTTCGACGCGGGAACACAATTAATCTTCGACGTCAGCCCGGCAGGTTCAGACGCAGCAGGAATAGGAACTATATACGGACACCTAGAGAGGCGATAACCTTGACCCCTCTGATTAAGCGTTTCTCTTTCATAGCCTTCATACTGTGTATGATGATGATTAGCTGTAAGGCTTATGCTAATCACTACTTCTTTGAAGTAGCTGTGACCACCGACACCTATATAGCAGTTCCTAGTGGGGATATTGGTTATATTCGCACCAACACCCTCGCAAGAGATTATGGGGATAGTCTTTCGTCTGTTAGTAACATTTCACTACGAACAAACAACGACACAGTGTTTACAGGTGTTACATTTCATACAGACAGCACACTAGATGTTTTATTGGCTAATGGGTACGACACAATAACTTGCGAGGGGGCTGTCAATCGTGCGAAAACTCTTTTTGGTTTTAGTTCTATTAAGTATATTTGCGACTAGCTCCTCTGCTACCACAGTCACGCTTAATGTAGACCCAATGGACACAGACGGTGTGCAGATGCAAATAGGCCCTAACATCGTAGAACGCCCATATTGGATTGACCCTACACCGTCTGCACAGGGTTTCCTATTCTTTGCCCACTCATCTGATACAGGCGTATCACTCAAGTATGGACAAGACGATGTGCCATCTATATTGATATTGCACAGCGACACCGATTTTATGGCTGATATGTCAAGTGGCGAAACGCTGTCGGTAAGAAGTAACATAGATTTCACGACCACACACTTTTCAATCGAGCAATTTTTTTATATAGCTCTTGGTAAGAGTGACAGTTCTAAAGACTCAAACCCTGTTACTAATGATGGAGACTCTTCTAAGCCTATGAGCGATACAGGTGTGTTTATCAGCGTTTTCTCAAACGGTAGCCAAGTTCCAAGACTCTCGCTATGGGAACAAACCCCAGAGGGTAGAAATGTGATACAAGACGTTCCGGCTACAGGTATAGATGATTACCCATTCGCAAACCTAAACAACGTCAGGGCTACTGTTGAACGAGTAAACGATACACAATGGTATGTAATAGCGACCATTCAAAGCGACACAGGGGCTGAAGATACGGCGGTTGGAATAGCAACATCAGTACCCCTTTACAATACATATTCTGGAATAGGTGGGTTTAGGAATAATACTAGCGTACCTGCTGTTTGGGATAACATTAATATATTTTATGAACAGGGCGTAACCCCAGACCCAGACATTATACCCGTTGCAACCATTGACGCACCAACAGGAGACACTACAATCTTGCTAAACGAGACTATAAACTTTCAAGGTTCAGCAACAGACTTTGCAGGAATTGATACATACCTATGGGATTTTGGTGATGGCGATACAGCACAGGAACAGAACCCATCACACCAATACACCACAGCCGAAACGGTGATAGTACAGTTTACAGCGACAGATAACAATGATTCGGTATCTCTTCCAGATACCATACAGATAGTGATAGAAACCCCTGTAGCGATTGTTGTTGCGATAACAGCCCCATCGAACAACGACACATTTCCCATAGGCAATCAAGTTAATATCACAGGGGCTACTACTAAGGGTACTCAGACAATATCATTAACGACCCTAGACGTAGAGAACGGTATACTTCATACCGATAACTCATCGACATCCACTATAGTAGACACAACCCATTTGTATAGCACCGCGGGGCCATTCGTAATTACCATGTTCTCTGTCGATTCAAAGGGAGATACATCTAATATAGACACAATAACAATAACGATAGTAGACACAACTCCCGTAGTACCGCCCGCGTTTAAAGAAGATACGGGTGTACTCGGTTCTATCAGAACAGTGGTATCACCTATACGCATGATGCGTAGACGAGGTGGGTTCTAATGCAAGAAATGACATTAATGCCACATCAGGATGCGTTCATCTTTGACCACGACACGCCTCTTCTAGCTATAGGCGGTTCAGTCGGGCCGGGTAAGACCGTGGCTACTGTTATCAAGTGTCGCTTAAAGTTAGAGAGACAAATGCAGCAGGGTATAGCTAATCCTTATGGACTGTTCATTCGTAAACATCTTAACGACTTAATGGATAGCGTGAAGAATGTATGGTTTGAAGTGTTCCCGGAAGACCGTAGATACTGGAACGAGAACAAGAAAGAGTTACGCTTTCCTAACGGCGCACAGATGAACTTTCGTCATGGTACTGGCAGAGAGGTACTGACAGGGCCGTCTTATTCTTTCATAGCTATAGAACAAGCCGAAGAGTTAGACGAAGACATATTCACCCACGCGTTCACGCGTGTACGTGGTGACATCCCTGAGAAACAGATATTCATAAACTTTAACATTAATGGGCATGACTGGATTTATCGTTGGTTTAAGGTCAACGATATGAAAGGTGTCGCAGGCGTTGAGACTGTATATAAGGATAATGGGGAATTTAAAGAAGGATTCAATCCTAAGATTAAATTAATAGAATGTAAGACGAAAGACAATCCGTATCTCGATGAGTTCTATTGGGACAACTTACGGCTACTTCCTGAACACAAGTTCAAGAGGTACGTAGAAGCGGATTGGGAAGCAGGCTCTAATTTAGTATATCCAGAGTTTACCCGCCGTCACCATGTTATCGACCCATTTCCTATCCCATCAACGTGGAAGGCAGTCCTTGGTGCTGACTGGGGCAGAACCGCCCCATGCTGTGCCTTGGACTGTCGCATTGATACCGAGGGCAACTTGTTCATAGTGAACGAGTATTACTCACCGGGTTTAATCTCCGAACACGCCAAAGCTATCAAACAGCTTATGTTAGGAGATAGGTTCGTGCCTAAAGCAGAATACGAATATATGCTGTTAGACCCCGCTGCGTTTGCATCCACCAACCAACGTGGCAATATGGAATGGTCTAACGCCGACGAATTTAGAACTCACGATTTATATTTTCAACGTGCAGATAACGCTAAGAACTCAGAACACAGCGGTATCAACAGAGTAGGAGAATATCTTCGGTTCGACCCCGAACATATTAGTCCTGTTACAGGTGAGAAGGGTGCACCTAGAGTATTCATCTTCGACAGATGCGAAGCTCTTATAGGAGAGATAAGCGAGTATAAGAACGAGACTTGGAAAGACGAGTCACCTAAAGAACGTCCTAAAAAGGGAATGGGTGTCCGTGACCATGCTGTCGATACTCTCCGTTATATTATTAACTCAAGACCACCTGTACCAGAAATCAGTCAGGAAGTCAGAACAGATACAGTGGAATATCTATTTAATGAATACAAGAAAAAACGGAATAAATTTGCAGGAGACAATTTCGTTATAAGCGAGGTATTTGGCGATGGCTAAGAAAGTAGCAAAACCTAAAGGCAGAAAAGAATTTGTAGAGATGTGGCTTGGGCGTATTGACGATGCTATAGCCAAACGAGAATATATGCGTGAAAGGTTCTGGGACAAGTGCCGAGAGTTTGATGCGGGTAAACAGTTTAACCGTGCGCCACATATCAAAAGTAACGATATGGTTATTAACATTATAAAAGATAACAATACTAAACAGCTATCGTCTATCTACGCACGCAATCCAAAGCCAGTGGTTACACCTAAAATCGGCGATGGGCCTGCTTTGTCTCCAGAGGATATTAGTACATCAGATAGAGCCAAGACTATGGAAGATTTACTGAAGCAGGTTATCGAAGATGATAACGGCAGATGGATATTCCAAGACGAGCTAGAGTCTGCTGTATACGAGGCGTTCCTGTCTATCGGTATTGTTAAGTCTGTATATGAACCAGAGATGCAGAAGAACCCGTTAGCAGGACAGATGGTTATAGGCGAGACTGGTGAAGAGGTATTAGACCCGGTAACAGGAGAACCTATCCTAGAGCCAGACGAAATCATAGTAGACGAGTTCTACGGCGTACAGTGTATTGACCCCGATATGCACTTTGTATCGGCTAACACTAAGGACAATGGCAGAGATATGGACTTCGACGGCGAGGAAATGTTCTGGTCGTTAGAGAAGGTCAGAGGGTTTAAGATGTTCCGTCAAGACGCACGTTCTAAGGTAGAACCCACTGATACATTTCAGTTATCCCCGGAAGAAGAAAGATTTAAGAATAAGCGTGAGAAGAAGACTCTCCGTAAAACAAACGTACATCAGACACTAGGCCCAGACGCCAAGAGTAAGACTGGTGGAGAAGTCAAAGACCCTCAGAAACAATTAGTCAGGCTGTTCTGGGTTTACGACCATACGCCCGTAGTAGATAAAGATACAGGCGAGACTAAGAGATTTCAGTATGTGTTCGCGGAAGGCATGGAAGAAGACTTCCTAATGAAACGCGAATGGCCTAAAGGTATTGAAGGCGGAGTATACTCCTACCTACAGTTTAGAAAAGGTGGCAAGGCGTTCTATAAGATACCGCCGTCATTCGACCTATTAGACCTGAACGTAGAGCTTAACGAGGCACAGTCTCACATGCGGGTATTAAGACGCCGTAATAAGCGTAAGATATTACTAGATACAGGTGCATTAAAGTCTGCCGATGAAGCAGACAAGCTGCAAAGCGACATTGACTTAGAAGTAGTAGAAACTAAAGTCGGTATTAACCCCGGTCAAGCTATGCAGGTTATCGAAGCAGGAGGCCCTACATCTGCTGACTTAACAGCTGTTCAGTCTGTTAATGTTTTGTTCACTCGTTTAGCAGGACAGACACCAGAATCGTTTGGACAGTCGGGCGCACCTACTTTAGGACAATCTGAGTTACAGGCGGGTGCTTCTAACACACTCAAGTCTTATGACCACAATAAATTAATCAGGTTCTTGGGAATGATTCTCAAGAAGGTAGCTCAGCTTATGCAGGCTAACTTGGAAACTCCTAGAGCCGTAGAACGTATCGGCGAAGACGGCGGTAGGTTCTGGGTTAAGATTGATGACCCAAGACAGATAGAAGGCGAGTTCGAGTTTAAGATTGACGCCGAATCTACTCAGCCTAAGAATCAGTTGACCGATGAGTTAATGCAGAACAAGAAGCTCCAGATGTTATTCCAATGGGGATTAGATTCGTTTATCAAACCAGAGGTACTCGTCAGAGAGATAATGAAACGTTCGCCGTTTGACCAAGAGGTTGTTAAGTCTGCACAGGAGTTACAGGCACAGCAGACAGCGGAACAGTTCGAGGCTATACGACAGCAGGAACGGTTATCACAGGCAGGTGCGTTACCAGAACAGGCACAAGGTAGACAGAACACCGGGCAAGGTAAGGGTGGTGGGCAGATACCAACTACACAAGAAGGTGTAACACAGAGTATAAGACAGCAAGGTAGACCAACAAGTGCGGGTGGTAACAATGCCTAACTATGAATACAAATGCGAAGGATGCGATGATGAGTTTACTGAAATACGAACCTTTGAGAACTACAATAAGCCAAAGCAGTGTATCAAGTGTGGGGCTGCTACAAGGAAACTCATATCTTCAGGAATATCTCTCTCGTCAGCCTGTGTACCAACCCGGGATATGTCAAGCGTCAAAGAGAGTGTTGGTGAAAGAGTACAAAACAAAGAACTGTGGGGAGACGATGTCACAAGAACAATTAACGAAAATGTGGGAAGAATCAAAGCCGCTAAAAAATCAGGCGGCGTGGCTAAGTTGGAAAAACTTCCAAATCCCAAAGCCGAAGCAAAAGAAGCCGCCCTCAGAGGATACGTGAAACACGGGGCACAGAAGGCTCTTAGACAAGTAGCTGAACAAAGAACAGCTACTTCTAACATATACTAAAATTAACGGAGGAAATATGACCGATGAAAATGGCGTAACGGAAACGGAATCAGCCTCAGAATCGCCAACTGAAAATGATTCATCGACAAACCAACAGATGGATAGCGGGGAATCATCTGCCCCTGTCGAGCAACCGAAGAGTTTCGCTAACTCTGTACCGCAGAACAGGTTTAATCAAGTGATAGGTGAACGGAACGAAGCTAGAAACGAGTTGGATTCTTCAGCCCAAGCTCTACAACAGAAAGACGCTAAGATTAACGAGTTGAATGACAAGCTCAGTCAGCTTGAACAGTCTACAGTGTCTGAAGGGATAGCACCCTTTACTGGTGATATTAAGAAGATTGTCACACCCGAATTAAAGCGTTTGCATGATGATAACGCCGCGATGAGGAATGAACTCAATCAACTACAGCAGTATAAAGCTGTAGAAGTTATCGCTGAGAAAGAGAAGTTTATCCGAGAGAAGTTAAGCGGGAAAAGGGGCAGGCGTACTTATGACGAGGTATTCCCTCAGATTGAAGCGCAGGTCAAGCAGAATCCTAACCTTGTATACGAAGTCGATAGACTATATAAGGAAATCACAGACCCAGACGTAGCAAAGTATGTAGAATCACTTGAAGCAAAACTTGGAGTTAATAAAACGGAACAGAGTATAGCCAATGCTGTACCCGGAACGGTAAGTACCGACGGTACTCCGAACAGAACACCACGTAATGAGAAAGACCGCATTATGATGGGTGCAGCTAAGGCAAGGGAAGCTCTTCTCAAGACTGACCAGTAGGTCGGTCTATCTCTAAGAGAAGAGGCATTAAATAATGGCAACACAAAGCACAGATTCACGCACATTTAATGACCTAGTTTCTATGACCTTTGAGAATGTTCAGGCAGGCGTGCAGGATAATATTTACGAGTCAAATCCTACATTCGCTAAATTGAATGAAGCAGGAAACATTGAGAAATTCAATGGTGGTCGCAGACTAGATGAACTCATCGCAACTGATGAGAATAACACAGTTAAATCTTATTCCGCAGGTGGTACTTTTGACACTTCGGAACAAGAACAAACTTCACGTGCACAGTACGACGTTCGCTTCGTAGGCGGAACAGTAGCATGGAATCGTGAAGACGAAAGACTAAATAGTGGCGAAGCTGCTATTGACAATTTTGTTACAGAACGCATTATGCTCGGCACAAAGCAAATGAAGCAGGAGCTTAATAAGCAACTTCTTCGTGTTGGTGCTAAAGCAGCATCGGGCGACATTGATGGTATTGCTCAGGCAATCACATCTAGCCCATCTACATCTGGTGCTTATGGTGGCTTTGACGGTTCTACAGATACATTCTGGCAGAACCAAGTTGAGACATCAGCAGGAACGGCTACACGTACTTCTATCATCACAGAACTACTTAACCTTTCAGTAAACTGTCAGCTACAGGCTTCTGGTGCTCCAGACTTCTATCTAGCTGACCCAACAACTTGGCAGATTCTTGCTTCTGGTATGCAGGACGCTGTTCGTGTTGCTGACAAGGCAAGTGCTAACTTAGGCTTTGATTCCATTCAGTATCGTGGCGTTCCAATTTTCTTTGACGCTATGGTTCCTGACGCAGTAAACGGAATCAACTTCGGCACAGCTTTGACATCTGGAACTGTCTACGCTTTGAATAGCAACGCTATGAAACTTAAAGTAGACGCACAGTCAGACATCGCTATGCTTGACCTACAAGTTCCTACTACCAACCCTACTCGCCGTGTGCGACCTATTGTTTGGTACGGAAATCTAATCACTAAAGAACGCAGAGCTTTGGGCGTTCTTGATACCATCAATCTTGCAACGATTGCGTAAGGGAGCAGAACAATGAGAATCATATTATCAGTAGTAGTTGCTCTAGCCCTTATGGTTGGAGTTGCAGACGCAGGTTTAAATCAGGCACCGGGGGCGCGTCTTACTGTAAACAGTTCTACACAGAAAGATGACCTCGGTAATGTCGGCGACTTTGGCAACCTTCGCGCACGTTATGTACGCTTTGGTGCTACAGTCGGAGACGGTACTCCTATGATTGCTGAAAACGCATCATGGGGAGTTATCGAAGCTACAGCAGCAGACACAGAAGGCGTTAATGTTGTAGGTTTTTCGGTAGCAGCTATCGACTCAGGTAATTTCGGTTGGGTTGCTATTGCAGGTATTACAGACGTTCAGTTTGATACTAATACAGCAGTAACAGGCTCAAGAGTAAAATGTGGAGTTCGTCAGGACTTCGGAAGTTGTGCAGTTGTTGGTGCAGAGGATACTACTCACATCAATGACGTTGGATTTTTACTACCAGTTCCAACAGGAACGAATGAAGACAGCGCAGTTCTAAAGCAAATCTACATTCAAGGTATTCGGTAATTCATTAAGTAAACAATAGAGTGAGTGGGGGTAAAACCTCACTCACCTTTTTACTAAGGAGTGAAAGATGGCACAGACAAAAACATATCTACAGATAGTTCAACAGGTGTTCCGTAAGCTGAACAGGAAAGCACCAGACTCTCTAGCTAATCCTAATCAGTATACACAAATGATTATGGACAATGTTAATGATGTCATAGACATGGTAAATGATATAGCAATCACCGAGGGGTGGCCTACCGCTTACGGTTCAGGTACATTTGCTACTGTTATCGGTCAGAGAGCTTATCAATTAGACGCTACGGATATTGATACAGGTGCTACATTGAGGCGTATATTCATAGCCGACGTCGCATCACAAAGAGACTTAACAGAAGCTACAGACGCGGCATGGAACGCACGTACCCTAACCACTGTTACCAATACACCAGAGGTGTACAAAAGGTTTGGCAGTTCTGTGGTATCGGGTGCTAATGTTATGGACTTACAGGTAGACCCCGTCCCTTCAGCCGTGGAAACGTGGACTTACGAATACAAGACAGCTTTCCCTAACCTGTCCGTTGACGGTGATATATCGTTGTTACCAAGTAGTATGTTGGTATGGGGTGCGGCAGCAGAGGTATTAGAACATAAGGGCAAGGCTACACAGAGAGCCGACTTCAAATTTCAGACCTTACTACAGAATGAAAGGAATA